GCGTTTTTAATATTAGCAGTAGTTTTACCTGGTACTTCTTTTAAATCTTTTAATTTTTTTTGTAAGTCTTGTAATTTATCTACAGTTTGTGCAACTTGACCAATTAATTGACCTGCAACTTCATAAGCTCTAGGGTGTTGGCCTTCTTTTGCAATATCTAATATACCTTCGATTGCTTCATTACCCTTATCTATTAAGTTATAATAATTATCTCTACTATGAGCATAATCATTATCTATATCATCTTTTGTTTCATCTACTTTTCTAGGTACAGGAGCTGGTTGTTCAAACTCTTTTAAAGAAAACTTTTCTTCTTTCTTTTCTATGCCTAAAATTTCATTTACATTATCTTCTAATTTACTCATCTGTATCACTCACCGGATTGTATCTCTTTCCGTCTGTAAAACTCGTTATAGTTGTTGTAAATCCAAAATCATCATCTGCGTCAGCACTTGTTGGATTTGGTGTAATTACAATTCTTTCTTCTCTAGTCAAAGGACTATCTGTGTCTGAACCTAAATCTGCTTGAGCAGTTTTAATAATACCTTGATTACTCATAGGTCCATATAGGTATGTTTTAGCTGTAAATGCCAATGTATATATTACAGCTCTTCTAGTTGTAAACTCTCCATTATAAGTGTCTTCATAGTTTACACTATTTAAAATAATAGGAATATCTCTAACAATATCTAACTCTGGCACAACTCTCATTGTTACAGTATATTCTGGTTGAAAAAATGGTAAAATTTGTTCAATAATTTGTAAACCATTTTCAGCAGTAGCTGTAAAAGAATATAAACTAAAATTTATATTATATGGTACAGGTGCATAGTTAAAATTTTGTACCTTACCATCTTCATTTGATTTAACTCTTATAGTTTTTTGTACTTTATTAATTTTTCTACTTGCGTCATATTGTAAACCTGTAATTTCAAAACCTAATCTAGGTAATGTAACAGCAACCTCTCTGTCATCTTGTAAGTTAGCTTGTTGTTCTAATCTTACAATAAACTTTTCTTTTGGTGCATATGCTAGAGGTACTCTAATTCTTCTTGTAACTGCACCTGTGCTACTTGTATTTTGAATTATAATATTGTTAAACAATTGACCAAATGCAATTGTTAACTTTCTTAATCCTTCGTTATAAAAATGAGTTCCAAACATTATTCGTCAATCTCTCCAAATGGGTTTCTCTCTGTGAAGTCAAGTATATCATCAGCTGTAGATACTGTATCATAACCTGCTTCAGTATTCATATCTAAATTACCTGCATAAGGCGATTGAGTTTGAATATTAGTTGCTACAAAATCTTCATTCATTAAGAATGCCGGTTGACCTGTAGAGTAATCGTGGTAATCTTCAAGTTGAATTGAACCACGGCCAGTTAATGCTTCTTGACCATATTCTAATTGTATTTTGTATGCTAATTGGTCTAAAGAGTATTTGTCCTCTGTTTGGTCTAATACTTCATTACCTGTATTAATTTGTTCGTTAGCATATTCCCAACGAGTTACTTTTAATTTGTAAACAGGTAAGTTACCAAGTTGATAGAATGGCTCTTGGTCTTCTACAAATTGAATTTCAAAGTAAGATTTTAATAATGGTACATAAACTACATCACCCTCATTTGGTCTGCCTGTGGCAGTTAATGTTGCCTTATTTGCAACATGTTCCTCAAATCTTCTTTTAGATAAAACTAAAGTCGTATCATCTCTAATTTCTAAACCAAACTTATTGATAATTTCATTTTCACCAGCAAATCCTTCATTAGTTTCAAAATACATTTCAAGTAAATATGAATCGTCAAATCTACTAGATGTATCTTCACCTAAAACAATATCTCTATTAACAAGTGTACGAGGAAGATAATAGATATCCTGACCGAATATCTTTAAAGATTCGATTATAATATCTTCGTGTAATCTTTTCTCTGCGTCATTACCGATACCTCGGCCACCTTGAAAATAGTGATTTACTGCCATGATTTTTTATCCAATCATCATTGCTGGATTTAATTCAAAGGTACTTCTAATCTCTTGTTCTAACTTTTCAATATCAGATAATGCCTCTGAATAAATTTGTCTTCCATTTAATGTAACTCCACCAATCATTGCTACACCATCAAACTTAGATAGGTTAGCACCCCATTGTTTTTTAAATAATGCTGTGACATATCTTTTTAAGAATATATCATTGTAAACATCTGTATGTGTTTCAGGATCCAATTTTCTATAAGCTTCAATTACTAGATATTCACCTACTGCTAAATCATTTGTCCAATCCATGTCAATATACAATCTATTGTCATGTTGATTAAATCTTAATGGTTTTTCACCTACTAATATATGGTCTAAAAAATCTAAATGTCTTAAAACAATGTCGTAATTAATAACACTTGTTGATGAAAAATCATACAAGTCGTTTAATCTTAATTGATATCTTACATCAAATAAATTCATATTAGATTTATTTGAAAATGGAAAAATATTAATTACTGATATAACACTTTCAGGTACAACTAAAAAATTGTTACCCTCTGTCCATGATGTAGTTACTGAATTTTTTGTTACTGTCTCAGACGAATTGCCTGTTATTCTAGCTTTATCGGCTGATGTATATTGATATTTTAAATATGCTCTCTGAATACCATCATAATGATATTGTGCGAAATATTGTAAGGCCTCATCCAGTCTATCTTCTAGCTGGTCATCATCAACATTTATTTCAATGACAGGCTTACCTAATGCTCTTAAAGCATATTGTTTTAATGTTTCTCTTGTTGCTGGAGTTGCCATAACTTATTCCTTTTCTGGACTATTTATAAGAATAATTATATCTTAGGAAAGAGATTATCTTGACAAAACAGCTTTATATCGTCTTCAGGTAGACCAAGAGATTGCATTACTCTAGGTGTATGAGGGTTCTTTTGTTGATGTTCACAGTAATAATTTTGAGCATTTATGACATTTTCCATATCTGCTGTATCATGGTGATTTCGTATTTTATCAATGTAGTTAGCCAGATTGGACACAGCCATTGTACAGATTTTGTTTAATTCGTCTTCATCTGTGACATTACCAGCCGCAATCATTCCACCACTAAAAATTGCTTTTGCCCAATCTGGTAACTCTCTCTCTTTACTCGGTTTAAACCATTTATTTTCTTCTATAAACCATTGTGTTAAAGGGTGTTCTTTCTGCAATAACGGACTAAAATCGTGAAACGCACCTGTTACTTTCTTTTTACCTGCAATAATATCAAATCCGTAAATAGGTCCACCATTTGTTACTTCAGGAAATAAACAAACATGAGCCATCCATAAACCTTTGGTTTCTCTTACATCAACTACATCAACATGAGCTCTTCTAATATATTTGTTTTTCCATGTTCTATTTACCCAACCAAATTCTTCGTTGTTAAATCTTTCCATACCTGGTTCATTGTATTCAACCAGTTCTTTGTTTAGTAATTCTACTGTTTCGTCTTTCCACTTTATTAGTCTATCCCAAATCATGTAATTCCTTCATTTCTTTAAATAGTTTTGTTGCACTTTCAAAACAATAAATTGCTTCTGGCACAACTGAATGTTCATATACATTTAAATATGTGTTAATAGTTTCTTTTACAATTCGTCTGTAGTCACCGACCTCTTTATCTCTAAACTTATAGTATCTATTAGGACCAGGTGTTTTTCTTCTTATCATTTGACCACCAGATAAATCTCCCATATGTCTAACATAAATGTGAGCATATAGTTTCATTGCCTCATCTTGTATTGATTCAATATGTTTAATATATTCTTTTGTACTATCTGTTATTTCAGGTGTGTCTATTTCAAAAGATTTAAAATCGTATAAAATGTGTTCGGCTCTTAATAGACCTGGAGTATCTCTGAATAGTGAGTTATGCAATCCATATTTTTCTAATACAGAGTAACATTGAAATTGATTATACAAATATGTGGCATATAGTTTATGGTCTATATTGCCTGACATAAGTATTTTTACAAACTCTTGCCTTTCAGCATTTTTGTGTTGTTCTAAAGTTAATTCTTTTATATCAAGCATAATTAAAAAATATATTTCCAGAT